CTCATGTACCCCCCATATCAAAAAAGCATAGACCCACATATCTTTCATATACCACAATGCCACAATCCCGCCACATTGCCATGTTAAGTTATCATGTTCTGGAGTTATCCTATTCACCCTCACAAGGAACTGCCAATGCCCTTCATGTCAATCCTCAAACAATTCGAAGACGGTCTAGTCTTCCAATGGCATGGTCCCACAACCCAATCAATCTGGGCCCTCCGTCCCGACGGCGACGAGCCATCCCTCTGGCCAGTCGCAATCCTTGAGGTTACACCAAACGGCGCAACCTCAATCAAGATCCCTCGCGGCACCGACGTGGCCAACGCCAACGCCGTCCTATCCTCAATCGGACTAGATCTTCGCCTTTAATCAGATAGTCGGCCTAACGGCCGACTATCTTCTAAAGGCGAAGCTCAAAGGGAGCCACACCATGATCCAGTTAATGATCTCAGACGCTCTACAAATCACAGATGGCCCTCACGGTCTAATCGCCCATTTCAACCACCAGTCATTTCCACTATCCCAAGGCCAAGCGGAAAAGACTCTCATAAACCTATTCATGCACATCCGTTGCAACATTGCACCAGCCCGCATATGCGAACACCTGCGCGACCATCAATCCTCAACAGTGATCGGCCCCCATTGTCCATGTTGCAAACTCGAGGGCCGAACCCTCACCGCATCAGGCCGCCGCACAGTCTCAGAGGCTGACCGCATAATCGCATCCCGCGCCCACACGGGCGGGCGCGTAGAAGTCCGCCGCATCAAATCCGGCATCAGTGGCGCACAGCTCCGCGCCTACGAAGACGCCTACGCCAAACGCACAACACCCCACTCCAACGTAGTAAAGTCCGTAAACAAAAGAATTGAGGACCTAATCTAATGTCACCTCCCAAACTTTGCGTCCGCTGCAACGGACTCGGCAAAAAATACGGCGAAACCTGCTATCGCTGCAGCGGCACCGGCCGCGACCCCCTAAACAAACCCCAAGCTCGCACCCACAAATCAGCCGAGGAAATGCTCGGCCTCCTCGACGACGACCTGCCCATCCCCAACTTCTCAACCCCCGAGGATGGAAATTCCATTGGTGGGTCCGACGCACTCCTCAAGCTCAAAAACCGCCTCGACGCAGCCATCGCCCAAATCGGCTCCAACCACGTCGTGGCCATTTCGTCCTTAAGCAAGCTTAAAGCCGAAATGTCCACATCCCTGCGAAACGAGCAGCTGGCCCACGCCAACGCAATCTCATCCCTCGAAGAAAAGATCGACTCCTTATCAGCCTCAGTGGACGAAGCCCTTGCACAGCTCTCGCAAGCTCGAGCTGTTCAAATCACAATCAACAACGGCCTGGACACATGGTCAGTCCCCGAAGGCCACAAGCATCCCAAATTCGAGACCCTCCTCCGCGCCGCCGCATCACGCCAGTCCGATGGCTACCATCCCAACATCTGGATAGCTGGCCCAGCCGGATCGGGCAAAACCACGGGCGGCCGCCAGCTCGCAAAGGCATTGAATTTGCCATTCTTCTTCAACGGCGCGGTCAGCATGGAACACAAACTCATCGGCTTCCGCGACGCAGGCGGCACCTACCACAGCACCCCATTCCGCGAGGGCTACACAATCCCAGCCGTCTACCAATTCGACGATGTCGACTCCTCCGAAAACTCAGCCCTCCTCGCCCTCAACGCAGCCCTCGCCAACGGCGAATGCGACTTCGCCGACCGCCTAATGCCCCGTCATCCCGACTCCATAATCCTAGCCACCGCCAACACATGGGGCCTAGGCGCAACAGCCGACTACGTCGGCCGCGTCAAAATAGACGCAGCATTCCTCTCCCGCTTCCCCGTCAAAATCTCATGGCCCTACGACGAGCCCTTCGAGCTTCTAATCGGCGGCAACCCCGCATGGACCCGTCGCGTGCAAGCAGCGCGCCACGCCGTCCAAAAGGCTGGCCTAAAGGTAATCATAGATCCCCGCCACACCATCGCGGGTGCGGCCCTAATCCAGTCCGGCTTCACCCCAGACCAAGCCGCCGAACTCACATATCTCGCCAACATCCCACAAGACAAGCGGAGTCTCCTACAATGATCCTCCTCACCAGCCCAAAAGGCCGCCTGGAGGCCACATGGTATGCCCCCTACTGGTACGTCCGCATAACCACCTCCCCAATCTCCAAGCGTCCCAACTATACAATCAACACCCTTCTTCGCCGCTTCCAAAAGCACACTCGCTACGGCGAAACCATCATAACCGACATCAACGGCATCCAGTCCAATTGGGGAGAGCAGCCAGTCGCCCTTCGGGCGACATGTCCGCAAAATGGAGAAAAAGAATGATCAGCCTACCCAACCCAGCCACCATCACCGCCCCATCATTCGAGTCCTTCATGGTCTCAGTCTGGGGCGACACAGCCGTCCACAACCCCGACGACAACTCTATCACCCTCTACCACACTCGCGGTCTCGACACCTACGAGGCCTACCACAACGCCGTCAAGACCGCCACCATCCTCGGCGCACGCCGCACAGGCGCAACAAAAATAAACGGCGAGTGGTGGCAAGTCTACCTATTCTCCACCGGCGCACGAGTCGCCCTCCTCGCAAACGGCTCCGGCGTCACCGCCCTTCACCGCTCCTACCACCCCCGCAAAGCCATGAAAGCCGCAATGGCTGCGGCCATCGGAGAAGCCCAATGACCCTCACATTCCCCACCATCGCCGAGCAAGTTTTGACGGAGTTCAACTCCTCCACCAAAACAATTGCCCTCTCCACTCTCGCCCGCCGTCGCAAAGCAGAAATCACGCGCTCATTCTTCTCCAGCGCAATAATCTACATATTCGACGACGACTCCAGCCTCATCACAACCGGCCGAGGCAAATCCTACAAAGTCAGCACCCAGCTCCCATGACCATAATCCGCCACACCCGCTCTCTATCCCCCGTCCTAAACGGGCGGGGGATCTCAACCATCCCTGGCCTCGTCGGCCGTAGCGTCCACTACATTCTGGCTCAATCACCCAGCGAGCTGGGCGATTTCGCCAGAAGAAGCAACTTGCCAAACAAATACACCTCTGCCGACTGGAACATGAATATTGACACCGAAGCCGCAATTAATCTTTGTTTCACCGGCGACCAGTCCGCCGTAGCAGCCTCAGACGCACTCCTATCTCGCATGGAGGAGCACATCACCATGCCCTCCACCCGCGCCATCTGGACCGATGACGTCTCCGGCGCATTCCCAAACATCCCCGCCTACATCGCGGGCCAGCCTCTCAACATGCGCACCCGGACAAAGCACCAAGTGGACTCAGCCCCCCTCGCAATCATGGTAGATCTCGGCATCTCAGGCGGCATCTCGAGCGCGCAGGTGCGCGCTCGAGGGATTGCAATCCTGGCCTTGGTCCGTGCTCTCTCCGCGCACCGCCCCATAGAACTGTGGGCAATGGATTTTGGCGCAGCCGATGAGAGCACCGCGTCCTACAGCCGCGGTCCCAACGCCGTATGCGTAGCCGCCAAGATCGAAACCAGCCCACTAGACCTATCCGCAGCCTCCTATTGCCTCACGCACCCAGCCTTCGTGCGCAACATCCTCTTCGGCCTCGAGTCCAAGTACCACGACTTCATAGGCAGGTGGCCATTCGGCATCAACCGCGCCCTCTCGCGTCACGAAATGGAAGTCCTCTGCGCGCCCATGTGGCCCCACGTCACCGAAACATTAGCATTGCCCGGCCTGCATCTCGCCGACGAGTCCATGACCAACCCCGAAGCATGGCTCAAACGTGAGCTGGCCGAGCACGACCCACTAAAACTCGAGGAGACAATCGACTAATGGCTAACGAGTTCAGTGTCATCCAATTCTTCAAAGACGGCTCCTACGAGAAGGTTCGCACATTCGTCTCAGCCGAAGAAGCCATGAACGCATTTAACCACTACACTCGTAATGTCGCATCCCGCCTTGGCATTACCCACCGCGTCATCATAACAGACGGCGGCGATTGCATCGCCCTCGAATGGCAGTATGATCGCGGCATTGTATTCGGCCTACCCAGCCAGAAGGAGCCCACAGATGACTGACCCAAACGAAGTTGAAGCCCTCCTACGCCGCCTTCTCAAACCAGTCTTCACATTCATAGACAACAATGGCGAGAACGTCCACATCGACACAGACGGCCTGCGCGAGTGGTGTCTCGCCAACAAGCCCGAAGTCTTCAACCTCCCCCTCAACTACGCATTCGCCGCCACCTTCATCCCCGACAACTGCATCACCCTCGACCGAGTCCGCGAACTCTCAAAGCGCAAACACCTCGATCCCATCATAATGGCCAAAGACGGCACCGAGACTAACGGCGCACCAAACTGCATCCTCGTAGATGGCCGCCATCGCTTCTTCCTCGCCTGCCTCCGTAAACAGTACTCAATCGAAGGCCACCTATTGGAGGTAGAGCAGTGGAAACCATTCCAGATGCACAACCTCCCCTCAATTACCAAAGAGCAGCTGCGTCGCAGTCCCATGCTCAAGAGGAACTACTAATGGCCGGAGCAGCTCTCATCGGCTTCTTCGCAGGCAGCGGTATGTGGTTTACCCTCCTTACCCTCCTAGCCATGCGCGCCTTCTACATGTCCACCATAGAAGTCCTCGCCCGCATCCACTTCAACTACCGCCAGCGCCATCCGCGCAACACCTCACCAGTCCGCGCTCGCCGCAACACCATCATCTTCTGGACTATCTGGGCCTCCTTCATGACCCTCATCGCCCTTTGCCACTTCTTGACTCAGTAGGAGTCCACAATGGGTATCACTCAACAGCGTATAATAGACCTAACCAATGCCGTCCTCACCTGGGAGAAAATTCTCAAAGAGGCAATGCGCCGCATTGCCTTCCGGCTCTCTGAAAATCCAGATGATCCAAACCTTCAAATTCTCGCCTCCATGACACCCCAAACCCTCGCAGAAGACTTCCTAGACGAATACCTAACCGCCGCCACAGTCCTCGCACGGGAGCTTGAAAATATCCGCATCACTAAAGCCAAGAACACTCGTCGCCACTTTCGCGCACTTCACCGCCGCGCCGAGATCCCCGAGATCGACACATCCGAGTCCCTCATGGAAAGGCGCGCCCGCATCTTCCGCGAGAGCTATGGGCAAGCAGAGCTTGCCCATAGCTCAGACCAGCATCAGGAGTCCATAAACGATCTTATGGACCTCTTCAAAGGCTCCCCAGAGGAGAAACCAGACGGAGAAAAGCAGTGAACGAAGCACGCCGAAAAGAAATCGAGCAGGCCATCTCCCAGATCGAGGAAGCCCGCACAATCCTCGAAACAGTCTCCAGCGAGGAGCGCGAAGAGTTCGACGAACTCCCCGAAAAAGCCCAGGAGTCCGAAAAAGGTCTCAAGATAGACGCATCAGCCTCAGCTCTCGAAGAGTCCCTCGACGAGTGCGACAGCATCCTCTCAAAGCTCAACGACGCTAAGGTTTGATCGAGCAAAGCTCGATCAAACCTTAAAAGCAGAAGCAGTGGGCATCACAGCCCACTGTCAACACCAAGGAGAGTAAAATGACACGTATAATTGAAGACCTCGCTATGATCCTAGCCTTCGACGAAGCGCGCAAAATGTTAGAGCCAAAAAACTACTGGCCAACTGACGAAGACGGCGCTATGGTAGCATTCGCAGGCCGCGCCCTCACACAAGACGACCTGGCCGACATGGTATTCTACAAACATCAAGACGCCCTCCTAGCCGAGGCAGCGAAAATCCTCGAAAGCCGCACCACCCGCCTCACATCCCTATCCTTCAACGCAGAAACAGTCTGAGTTAGCGTCTGACAGTCGGCCTACGGCCGACTGTCATCCGCGAACTCAGAAGGAGGAAACAATGACTACCCAAACAGGTTGTCCCAAATGCGGAGGTAAATGGAAAAAGCAGAGCGGCTTCTTCATCTGCAGCGATTGCAACCACCGTCTCGGCTCCCAATATCACACTTCCTTCGTAATAATCAACTGCAACCCCCTCGCACCAGTAGACGAGTACGAACACGAGAACCCCATCGGCCGCGAGCCCGGCCGACGCACCCCACTCAACTTCGAGGACAAGTAATGGACAATCGCATCAGCTACACAGCCACATCCCTTGACGATATAGCCGACCACTTCGACAAAATAGCAGACCGCTATAATGAGCGCCTTCTTGCCTCAGGTCGCACCACTCAGCAGGAACGGCACATAATCAGAGCAAAAATGGATGCATGGAAAGAAGCCGCCGACACCATTCGCAATACCACTATCAAGCCCAAGGAAGAAGACAAGTCATAATGTTCCTTTTCCGACCTCGCCGTTGGCGCATCCAGCGCATCATCCTATCCCAAACCTCCTGGGACAACGGCCCCATCTACACCTACGAAGTCACCCTCTCCAACGGAGCCCACCTCAAATACGGCTCCAGCAAATATCTCCTCCTCGCAATCATAAAAGCAATAAAGGCAAAGTAATGACCTACCAAAGAAGAAGATTTAAGAAAGAAGGTAAGCCTCTAGTAGCTAACCCCACTCCGCGGCGGCGACGTCTCCCATTCGGCGAGTGCTCCTCTTGCGACCACTATGGCCAGCTCGGCCCATCTCACGACCCATCCCCCCATTGCGAGAGTGGCAAACGCCCTCACTGCACCTGCGACACCTGCTTCTAGGGGAGTCCAATGATTAAGCGTAAAACCTATCTCCGCGAGATCTTCGACGACGAGACCATGCGTGAAGGCCGCACACGCGCCATAAAGACTTCAGCCACCATGGTCGAAGTCCACCCACACGAGTATGTCAACCTCGCCGCCGCCATCGAACACAAGCTAATCGACAAAAGCGACACCCTCATCCAGAAGGAAAAAGAAAAATGAAAATGAGGAAACTCCTAATAGGGCTAGTTCTCTACACTGTACCAGCGCAAGCTGCCTGTCATCACTACTCCACATGGAACTATCCCTATCCTCAGCCCTCATGCGGCCGGGCAGCCCTCGCAGCCCGCAACGATTCCAACTGGTACGTTGAGATAAAGCCCGAAACAGAAGTCGTTCCAGGCCCAACAGAGCCCGACACCCGCACACCCGACCAAATCAAAGACTTCATCCAGCATAACATAGCTCTATCCCTCCACCATGACGAGCTAGACGATGAGCTAAACACCCTCCTCCAAAAAGAGCTGACAACCAGTGAACTGAAAGGAAAGTAAATGGCCATCTCAACCCTAACCTACTACCAAATCTCCCGCATCGAGGCGGAGTTCCAACCATGCGAGTCGGACCCTACATATTCATATCTCCAGCTCCGTATCTACTCTCATGGTGCAACCCAGCCAGACAAAGTAGCCTTCTTTCCCAGCACCGCCGAAGCAGCCGATCACCTCCACAATATCTTCCTCGCCTGCCATTTGATCGTAGATCAAGTTCAGGATGAGGCGGACTTGACCGCCTCATCCTGATGAAAGACTGCCGCTCAGTCGGCGTCCAGGCTGCGAGCCTCTACGCCTCCTACGAATTTTACTTTGGAAAGAGAAAGTCCATGCGAGTACCATACCACGCCTTCCACAACGCCCTGCGCATCCTCCGCGCTCTCGACTTCCACGAAGTGCATTTCCTAACCGACGCCGAGTGGGAGAAGTTCCGTGACAACCCATACGACTTCTTCATAACCACCTCCAACTCAAACTCTTCTCTCATTTGGCAAGCCATCCAAAAACGCCAACCAACGGAGTTTAAAGAAGAAAATGTCTGATTACCCCCTCCACGAGTGCGTTGCAACCGCTGCACCCTTAATCAGGCTTGGCGCAACCATCCACCAAAAATTCACCTGTTCCCATTGCAATGCTCGCCAGGCCATCGCCGAAGCCAACCAGTTCTTTACACAAGGCAAGTGCGAAAAATGCAACCAGATAACCGACATAGCCAAACGAGGCTGCAACTACATGGTCATCTGGGGCGCACCAAGACCTATCGGAGGCATTCAGTGAACTTCCACGATCCCACCCGCACTCGCCTGGGTAACTGGCGTCCATGCTGGCTCAACTCCTGCATCGCCCTCCCACCCATCCAGCTAGAGCCCCACGAAACAGACCCATCCCTAATCAGTCTCACAATCTGCCACGGCTCCCGCGGTATCTGGATGAACAAGGACATCCCCAAAACAGAACTCCACAAAATCCTCCACTTCTGGGAGGAAGACCCAGAGGGCACCTTCATGTCACTCTTCGGCCTCACCGACTGGCCCCATGAGTACGACCGCACCAAAATCAAAGAAGGGCGGCCAAAGCCCGAGCAAGTCCAACTCCGTGTTCCAATCTCCATTGAGGATTTAATCTAGTCGTAAGCTAAAGCTCACGGCATAAACTGCAAAGGAAAAATAAATGGCTGGCTTCACCTACAAATCCTACAGCTTCCTTGACAAAGACCCGATCATCGACGAGATCCGCACTGTCATCAAGGAGTGCGGCGTCTCACACAAATGGATCGAGGAGGAGTCCGGCGTTACAGCCGTAACCCTCCGAGCCTGGTTCTACGGGGAAACTAAGAAACCGCAAGCTGCAACCATCAACGCGGTAGCCCGCTCCCTCGGATACAAGCTGGGCTTCGTCCCCTTCAAAGCCATTATCCATATCGAGCCACCAATGCCTCAGCCTGAACCAAAGCCTCGGCCTGCAGCAGTCCGGCACATCATCCAGATGAACAAATATAAGAAGAAAGGAGCACGCCGATGACAAAGTTCAAAGTCGCCTTCACCATGGACGCGAAGACACTCTTCCTAATCATGTCCAAAATGCTCCCCATCGAGGACTTAAAGGTGGAAGAGAAGCTTGATGAAGCAGAACTTCAAGCAGCTCTACATACCTTGGCTCCGAAGGCTAAGCGAGCATTGCTCACGAAGACTTCACCGAAATATAAGAAAGTGAGGGCCTCCATGCCCTTCAATCCAGACAAGGGGATAAACAAAATCCTCCTCGATAATCTGGCCAAGCGCCCACATCGTGCCATCGAGCTACGCGACCATCTGAAAGAGGGAGGCTACTCTCCCAACTCAGTCGGCTCCCGTCTTCAAAGGCTGGCAAAAAGAGGCGTAGTCACCCAACACGGTGACGGCCTATGGAGCTTGTCCACATGAAAAGTGACGAAATCCTCTGGCGACTCCAGACCGCCCTCGAAACAATAATTCCAATGCGAGGCCAACTGGAAGGCGATCTGACAGACGAAACTGCATTCGCCACTGGTGAAGCAATCGGCATCCTCTTCAGGGCCATCAAACTGGTCAAGCGCGACATCCTCACCCAGCCAAAGCCGGACAAAAATGACGCATAGGGACACAAGCAAGCAGAGCTTGCTTGTGTCCATAATGGGAACTACAAGATGACGCATAGATTTGACCGCGGTGCAGCGCACACCTACATCTGCCGCGCCGGAGTCCGATGGCACATAGACATCATCTACGGGGGCATGTACTTCAACTGCTCCCGCATGCTGCCAGATGGCCGCTTCGATGAATGCACTATCATCTGCCCGCCGCACAAGCAGCATGAATTGGCATGTGATGGAAATTCCAATGGTGGGTCATCAGGAGACGAACAGAGTTCGTCTCCTGATGAACCGCCCTACTCCTTGGAACACCACAAGACTAAGCGAGTGGATTGGAACTACGAAGCAGATGCCTGGCGTTACTTCCTAAGGACAGTCAAATGAGCATAGCGAGCAGAGGTGACGACCAATACATGCTGCATCTACCCGCTGGATTGCGCGAGCGTATCAGGCTCCGCGCCCAAGTCAGCGGACGTTCACTCAACACGGAGATCATCGTAGCAATCGAGCGCCACTTAGAATGCCCGACTGCCATAAACACCAAACGCCAACGGTACATTACGAAAAGTTAATGTATCAACCCATTGACATGACCCACCGAATATGACAAAATTAAGGCGGGACAATACCAGTCTCAACGAAAACAGGCGGACAGTCTTATGAGAAAACTCCTACTAGCCTCAACCTTCCTTGCAGCGGGACTTGCCCCCGCCGTGGCAACTCTTCAGATCGAAGTCTTCGACAATGGGACTTTGATCGATAACATCTCGGGGATCACAACCGGCGCAGCCTCGCTGACAGCCAATGACGCGAACTTCGCTAACATCACCATCGCCGCCCAGGGCTCGCCGATCCTACCGAACGCCGACCTCTCCAGCGTCACTCTGGACGCTACGGCCTCGGCAGGCTTCACCGGCTCACACACCCTAACAGTGGACATTCTGCAAAGCGCTATCACCGGACTCGGCAATACCCTGTCAACCTTCACGGTTAATGGGCTGACCAACGATCCCGGCCCAACCACTGAGAGCACGTTCGCCAACGGAGGGCTCCTCGCCACCCATACCTTCCCAGTAGCGCTGCTTGACGGCTCTTTCGGACCCGTCTCGGCGGCAACTGGTCCGTTCACTTCAGACGAGATCCAGTTCGCTGTGGACTTTACGGCAGCTCGTCAGTCGTTCGGAGGTTCGGCCCAATTGACGACCAACGTTCCGGAGCCTTCTACATGGGCAATGCTCCTCACTGGGTTTGGCTTAATGGGGCTTGCCGCCTTCTATCGAGGCCGTTCCGCAGCTGGTCTACGTTCGATTTTCTAACCATCGGCGCAGCTGCTCTTCTCTTAGCGTTGTTTGCGCGCCACATCCTCCAGAATGGTTTGGCCTATGACATCTTATCAGTTCCAGGTCATATCTTCACCCTCATCGGACTGTGGCGCGTCTTTGTGATTGAGGTTTGAAGTTTGATCGAGCAATGCTCGATCAAACTTCAAGATTGAGGTGTGATCGTCAAGCCACACCTCATAGTCGCAGCCCACGATCCCCCCGGTTGGGACTGCGACGGGTCAGGTCGGCGAAACAAGTTCGCCGACCTGATTAAGGGGCTTGGCCGCAAGGCCAAGCCAGGGCCGAGTCCTCATGGCCGCAACCTCTAGGACTCGGCCCTCCTTTGCCATCCCCGCCCATTGGGCGGGGATGGCAAAGGAGTAGCCGATGGTGCGTAGAGTTATAAGACCGCAGTCTCGTAGACATTTATGGCTCTACGATGAGGACTGGGATTTTGTCATAAATCATGTAGCATCGCGCACCCGCTTGCCTCCCGGCTCCTGGGTGCGCGAAATGCTCCACCGCATAGTCCTCCAGCTCCGCGAGGAGCGTTACCTCCAGAGTGAGACCGCGGCGAAGCTGTGGGAGCACGTTGAGTCGGAACAAGCAAAGCTTGTTCCGACTCATGAGGATGAGCTTCCATAATGGACATCCACCGCTACAGAGAGTCCCATTGTCCCAACTGCAACCAGCTGTTGAATGCTGGTGCCACGCCAGACAATGAACGCCCTCCTCAGCCAGGCGACATCGCCATATGCATGGGCTGCCATCATCTCGGCGCTTATGCAGACGACATGCAAGTGCGCAACCTAACTGACGAAGAGATGATCGACATAGCAGGCGATCCAGACCTCATCTCCATGATGGAAGGTCTGAGACTGAGAAAAATGCTCATGGAGATACTCAAAAATGACTGACGAAAGGGGAATAGAAATGTTCGAGGAGAAGTTTGCGAGAATGATGTCCAAGTTTCCAACTCACAGTGCTGTCCTTAGTATCATTGAGGATGGCCTTGTACCTGTACTTTGTGGTCCGCCAGGATGTGGCAAAACACACTGGATAAAATCTTTGGCAGGACATCAAAGATACATTGAAAAATCAGCAATGGATAAAATATATGGGGATGAAAACTTCAGTGGATGGCAATTCGCAGAAATTTCCGAATTTTTTTCTGTTGTAAAAAGCAAAGAGCAGCAGGAAAAAATATTACAACTTGCAAAAAATCCTATAAATTCCGGAGTTACATTTATTGTTACAACAAATGTAAAATTCAATCCTAAAATACTAAGAAGAGAGTTCAAATATATCCCGGTTGGCGAGTGGTTCAATGACTGACGAGCTTCCCCAATCTTCTCTCCTGACCACGGCGGACCCCGAGTGGTCAATGGCCGAACTCTTCAACAGGGAGCCGCTCGCCCTCTACCAGCAGCATCCCGAACAGTTTAAGCGCCTCATCCTGGAGTTGCGCGCCCAGGCCGAGCGCAACCGGGCCGCCGAGGAAGCTGGCAAGCGCATCCCCCGCGCAGCCAAAATGGCCGACGCCCTCCCAGTGAAGACCCTCCTCACCGCCGAAGAGCTGCTCTTCGGAGATGATAAGTGAAAATCGGCTTCACTGGAACGCAGCGCGGGATGCCCCGCACGCAGGCTTCCATAATAGGCAGCTATTTCCACCACATAGAACTGCATCATGGTGACTGCATAGGAGCCGATGAGCAAGCCCACAACCTTGCCAAATCAAATGGCTCTTGTCGTATTGTCATCCACCCGCCCCTAAACTCCTATAAGAGGGCTTGGTGTCCAAACGCTGACACAGTTTTGTCTCCTCTCGACTATTTGGATCGCAACCGCGCCATAGTAGACCGCACTGATCTCCTTCTCGCAGCTCCCGGAGAGTACGAAGAGCAGTTACGTTCAGGCACATGGGCAACCATCCGCTACGCAAAGAAACAGAGCAAGAAAGTCATAATAATCTATCCTGACGGCACAGATTGGGGTAACTAATGGCTAAGCCGCCGCTCGTAGCCAGACTGGATCGGCAGATACGTCATCACCGCGAGATGATGCACAAGTATTGGAATAATCCAGTGAAACATGACTATCATGAACGATGGCGTTTAGCCGCTGAAAAAGAACTGGCCGAATATCTCAAAAACCAAGGGGCAACTACGTGGACATCGAAGAGTTAGTGATCTCGACTAAGCAGTTCGCCAAAACGCTGTATGCACCTATCAGCGCTCATATCGAAAAACATGGTCTGATCATTGTAGGAGGCGATTTTCTGATCGCTCATGATCCTAACACTGGCCGGATCGTTATCACATTCGCAATCGAGCAAATAGGTTTGAGCCAGAGCTCAAACCTATAAGAAGGGAAAATTAATGATGGCTGTTTGGACATTCTTCCGAGCCCTTAAATGCCGTTGGGGCTGGTGTGGCGGAGACGTCGTCTCCGGCTGGCATGACGGCACCCTCTGGACAGGCTGGAAATGTCGCACATGCGGCGCAGTGAAACATTACGCACCAACAAAAGAGAAGTGGGGGAAGTAGTGCAAAATTGGGAGAATAATAAAAGCTTCTCACAGAAGCTCCCACGCTTTCAGACGGCAATCGACTCGACCAGCCTGGGCGCGTTCAAACAATGCGCCCGCTACTACTACTATTCAATTATCTGTGGTTACACAAAAATCGGCGTCCAGATCAATCTGGACTTCGGTTCAGCAGCCCATCATGTTTCTGAGAACTATCAACGTGCTCGATCCCAAGGGATCGAGCACGAAGCAGCCTTGGAAGCCACAATCGTCAAAGCCCTATCCGGCACTTGGAACTACGAAGCTAACACTCCTGCGTTTGATGATCCTCAGAAAAACCGGCTATCTCTCATAAGATTTGCTGTCGAATACCTAGACCATTATGAGAAGCAGGGCTCCCCCCTCAAAACCCTCCAGCTGGACAACGGTAAGCCAGCAGTCGAACTGACCTTCCTTTTCGACGCTGGCTTTCGCTCCATGACCGACGAAACAATCCTCCTGTGCGGGCACATAGACCGCCTCGTCGAGTTCAACTCAGACATCTATATAGCCGACCTCAAGACAACCTACGAGCAGATCGGCTCCAAGTACGCAGAGCGCTTCACCCCTGACAACCAATTCACCCTCTACACTATTGCAGGCCGCGTAGCCTTAGGCGTGCCTGCCCGAGGCGTTCTTTTGGACGCCGCACAGATCGGCGTCAATTTCGTCCGTTTCCAGCGCTTTCCCGTCTACCGCCCCCAACCAGTCCTGGATGAGTGGCTCCAAGCCCTCCCATACTGGACATCTCTTATGGAAAGCTGCGCCATAGTAGCCGAGAAAGAGCCTAACCCCGAAAAAGCTTACCCCCAGAATGATAAAGCCTGCGGCCTATACGGCGGCTGTCAATTCCGCGAGATCTGCGGGCGCAGCCCGATGGCGCGTAAGCCGATTATGGACGCCACCTTCCAGATTAGGCGCTGGGACCCAGCCGGGGAGCCAAGATGATCGAATATAGCAAGGAATTTGTCCGCATGAGACAGCCCTACGGGATTTACAGTACTCGTCAATGCGCTCTTGTCCACATTGGCCTCTATGAGGGCATTCCGCAATGCTGGCAGATTTATCTCGGATGGCCCACTGCTGGAGAGATTATGGAAGCCAAACAGAACGGCCTCCACTGCATCCCCATAACCTGCCATTACCAGCTTCCAGAAGAAGAAGAAAGCAAGGAAACGTCCAAATGAAAAAAGAACGCCCATCAGTAGATCCCATGTCATACGACTTGGCAGAACATTTTCTTAGTGAAATCCCAGGCGTGACAGAAGACGACATTTGGGAGCTTGCAGGCATCATTCAGACCGCTTGCGAAGACGCCTGCCGTGAAGTCGAACTCAGCGAATATGAAATAAGAAGAAAAACAGCAGAGAAAGACAGCCAGGGACAAACCAAATGAACGAGGAAGTCAAAAAAGATCTATTTGGACAGGCTCAGACAGAGCCTGAGCCTGTCCAAAAACACTCTCCAGTGAAAATTCTCCTACTGGGCGACCCTGGTAGCGGAAAAACAGGGAGTCTGGCCTCCCTCGTTAAGGCTGGCTACAACCTCCGCATTATGGACTTCGACAACGGAACAGAAATTCTGCGCAATCTCCTCACACCTGAGCAGTATGCAACCTGCTCTATAATTCCCCTTCAAGATCGACGCCTTGCTAAAAAAATTCCAGTCATGGAGGGGCAGAATATTCGCGGATACAAAGTCAGTGCCATTCCTGTTAAGGCAGAAGCCTGGCAAAAAGCCGTAGACCTAATCTGTACAGATTGGAAGGATGGCGACAAGTCATTTGGAAACGTCTACAGTTGGACATGCCAGGACATCCTCGTCTTCGACTCCCTCACCCACGCTTGGCGCACAGCGCTGAACTTCATTCTTGCAATCAACAACCGCCTCGGTCAGAACCCCACCCAGCCCGAGTGGGGCACTGTGCAGGGAATGATCCTCGACGTCCTCTCAACCTTCTTCGACGCCTCAATCAAGTGTAACGTTATTGTTTGCGCTCACATCGCCTACGACACCGACCAGAACGAAATCCTTCACGGTCTCCCAGCTGGGCCAGGTCGTGCCCTTAACCGAGAGATCGGCACCTACTTTAACCACACCATCCGGGCAGCCACCATCGGAAGCAAACATTCTATTGTCACCCAGTCGGACGGTGTAGTGGAGCTAAAGTCTGCGGCTCCTGGTAAGATCAAACAGACCTATCCAATCGAGACCGGCCTAGCCGACTACTTCGCAGCCGTGCGGAGCCCCCAATGATCGACCTGCCAGCACTCCCTAAGCGCATTGCAAGGCTCCCCAAAGATGAGCGGGGCTATCCAGTGCCGTGGTTCGTCGCCTGGATGTATGCAGGCGAGCCGTGTCCTCCCGGCCAAGGCGAACCAGACTTCCGCATCATCGGACCCGGCAAACTCTGGACAGCCTACACCCGCCATCGCTGCTGGGTCTGTGGCGATCCGCTCGGCCAGCACAAAGTCTATGTGATTGGCCCCATGTGCGTCATCAACCGAGTCACGAGTGAGCCGCCCTCCCACAGGGAGTGTGCTGAGTTCGCCGCTATAGCCTGTCCATTCCTCACCCGCCCCCGACAGAAGCGCGACAAGAAAGATATGCCAGAGGAGACTTTCATAGCGGGGAACCACATCGACCGCAACCCCGGCGCAGTCTGTCTCTATGAGACCAGCACAGTGAAGGCTTTCAGGGCTGGAGATGGCTACCTGTTCAATCTTGGTCTACCAGACCGAATAGACTGGTATAGCTCGGGTCGGCGCGCCACCCGAGCAGAAATAGAACTGTCAATTACCACTGGTTATCCGCTCCTATATAAAATGGCGAAGGAGGAGGGACCTGAGGCAGTTCACGAGCTTGAACGTATGCGCGAAGCCGCATGGAAGTTACTACCAGAAGGAGCAAAGCAATGAGACTGCAAGATACAGTGACAATCGCCAAGTTCGGCCCCTACCGCATCAAGGCAATTTACGACTATCGCATCGAGGTGCCATACACGAGCAAACATGACGGACCAGACGTCAAAGACCTCCATGTTGACAAAATCGAGCTTAAAATCGAGGAAGAGTACTTCAACCAGAAAGAAAAAACTCTCGCCTGGCGCACATACCGGACAGTCACTCTACTTGACATTCCGCCATGGCTATGGGAGCTTTTAAATAGCCCATCCATGCTTCGAGAGCTGGATCTTGGACTTCCAATTGAATCTGATTCAACGCAAAGCGTTGAATCAGATTCATAGAAGAGTTTTGTAAATTCATTTCCAGAGGAAAAAAATCTGGGAGTGATGTAAGCAGGGCAGATGCCCAAGGAGTGAGTAAATGGCAAATCTAGCAGAACTGATGAAAGGACGCGTCGAAGACTTAGTGAAGGGTCCACCAACCCTCCCGATTGGAGATTACCCAGCAGTCATCTCCAAGTTCGAGCTGACAACAGCCCGCAATGCGGAGCAGACTCCCATCCTGCGGTTTACGGCCCGCATCCTCGATTGGCCGCAAGACGACTCCATTGAGGAGTCGCAGAAGGCCCTCATTGAGAACATTGCCCAGCGCTCCGTCAACTGTGACTACTGGCTGCCACTTGATTATCGGTATGGCCGCCTCTGTCAGCAGTGCGGGATCACCGGAGAAATCTCCGAGCAAACCAACTACGAGTTGGTCGGCAAACACGTCCTCGCTACCGTAAAACACCAGATCAGCAAGAAGACTGGCGAAGTCTGGGCCGTCGCCCAGGCCCTGATCGGAACGGAATAGGATCAATCGAGCAAAGCTCGATTGATCCGATAGGGCCGTGGGAGGGCTACGGTCCTTGGGGGAGGAGAGCGAGCCTCCCCCTAAATCTTCGGGGACTTGGTATGATTAAAGCGACAGCAGAGATGGATGGCCGTACTGTGGTCATGCTTGGCCTGAGCTTCGGCAACCTCGACAAGTTTCGCGCAGAGCCTGGCGAAACGTACATCAGAATAGATGGCAAGGAAATGAACCTTCCATTTGATATCCTATTATTCTCTGGCGAGACCGAAATGAAGCTGATGGAGATGGTAAGCTCCTTCATCGGTCCAGATACCAAAGTCCACATCGACCCCAAAATGAAGAGCTGATCATGCCTGACATTGCACTATCCCTCATCTGGGTTAAAAGAGACTCTCGTCAAAGACGGAAGCTAGAGCCGGACCCCGCTCTCCAGGCCAGCATTAAGAGGGTGGGCCTCATCAACCCGATAATTGTGACTAAGGACTACCAGCTGATTGCGGGTGAGCGCAGGTGGGAAGCATTCAAGGCGCTTAACCTTCCAACCATTCCAGTCCGCTGGGTAGATGACCTAAACACTGACGAGTTGAAAGTCATTGAGCTTGAAGAGAATGTTAAGCGGAAAGACCTCCCATGGCAGGACTCCGCCCGAGCCATTGCCGAACTCCACTACCTCTATGGGAAGGCCGACCCCTCCTGGAACCAGCGCATGACAGCGGAGGCTCTCTCAATCGATGCAGGCTACATCTCCACCATCCTCCTTGTGGCGGCCCATCTCAAAGAGCCGCGAGTGAATAAGGCGACTAACATCAATGAGGCTCGCAACCTGATAAGGCGGCGCAAAGAGCGCGAGGACGAAACAGAAATAAATGATATGGCTGTGTTTGCACGATCAATGATCGTGCAAACACAACCTAAGCCAGACGAGTCGTCCCCCCTACAAGGAGTAGTAACCCCTCAGCAGACTCAGGTGCATGTGCTTGACCAGACAGGCGAGCTTGTCTCGCCTGTCTGGTCACGAGCAGCCGTGGAGCGCTCAATCAGGCAGGAGAATTTTCTCGAATGGGCACCAACCTACACAGGCATCTCTTTCAATCTGATCCACTGCGACTTCCCGTATGGGGCAAACGTCTTCGACGGAGCCGGCCAGTTCAAACCAGAAGATCAAGAAGGCGCCTATTCAGACCAAGCCGCCGACTACTGGACTCTCACGGAGTGCCTAGTCAAAAATCTGGATCATCTGCTGTCTCCACTTGGTCATCTAATGTTCTGGCTCAGTCCTAAGCCAGAAGTCCTTCTGAAAACAATGCGACTCTTTGAGCAGGAAGGCCCCTCCATTGAGTTCTATCCATATCCACTCATTTGGCACAAATCCGACAATTCAGGTATCGTTGGCGACAGCCAACGGTGGCCCCGCCACACCTATGAAGCAGCCCTTCTGGCTTACCGAGGTCGCCGTCCCCTCATTCGGACTGTTGCTGACTCCTACTCTGGTCCCGGCGACCGCAAGCTGCATCCGTCATGTAAACCAGAGCCTATGCTTCGCCATTTTTTCGCAGCCCTCGTTGATGGAAACACCCGTTTCCTAGACCCCACCTGCGGAGCCGCCTCCTCCCTCCGCGCAGCCGAAAGTCTTGGCGCTCTCCCACAGAACGTCCTCGGCTTAGAAATTGAGGAGCGCTTCGTGTCTGTTGCCCGCGAAGCCCTTCTCAACTCCCGTGTAATGGAGTCGCTCTCCCATCATGAGTCAAGTTCCCGCTTTGCGGGAACTTGACTCATGAGGCCTCCGTTTGTCGGATGGGCTGGTTCTCGCCAACCACGACTTGTCGTGGTTGGCGAGGCGTGGGGTGAGTCCGAGGAGCAATCCGGCGGCATCCCATTCTGCGGGGTAGCCGGAGCCGAGCTATCCCGCATCCTGATCGAGACCATCCCGAATAACCGTTATACGGCTGACTTCCGCTTTGCACTTGGGCGCTCTGGATGGCACCAGATGCGGAACGTGTGGGCCAAAGAGGCCGGGATTGCCTTTACCAACGTGGCCGCCCTCCGTCCGCCAAACAACGACTTTGACTTCCTCCTCTGTTCAAAGAAGGAGCTTCCAGATGACTATCCTGCAATTCCCCCACTCGGAAGAGGGAGGCTTGCCTACCTCAAGCCGCAGTATCTGGGTGAGCTTGACCGTCTCCGAGCCGAAATTGAACAAGCCAGACCAGTCTGTATCGTGGCGGCTGGAGCTATCGCGACCTGGGCCCTCCTTGGAAGAACTGACATTAGCAATGTCCGTGGCACTGCGACAGTGGGTTCGTCAGGAGGGGTTGCTCCGGGAGTGAAAGTTCTCCCTACCTATCACCCCTCCGCCGTCTTACCTGGGAGAGGGAGACGAGAGTGGCGCATTATCTGCATGGCCGACTTCATCAAGGCTTGGCGAGAGTCCGAGCGGCCTGACGTTGTCCGGCCTACTCGACAAGTCCTTATCAACCCCACCATCTCAGAGATAAGAGAGTGGTACCTCCAATCTAAAAACAGCTTAACAGCCATGCTTGGAGTGGATTGTGAAACAGCAGGCCCTTTAATCACCTGTATCAGTTTCGCAGACTCACCTACCTCCGCCCTCACAATCCCTTTCCGATCTAAAGACGGTACCCGCAACTACTGGCCAACAATAGAAGAAGAAATGACTGCCTGGTTCTATGTCCATGAACTCTTAACGGGTGGCCGCCCACTCCTCTTCCAGAACGGTATGTATGACATGCAGTATCTAATCCGCATGGGCTTCAACCTGCGCAATGCGCGCGAAGACACTATGCTCCTGCACCATTCCCTCTACCCCGAAGTGCAGAAGAGTCTCGGTTTCCTTGGCTCCATCTACACCAATGAGGCCAGCTGGAAACTGCTTGGCCGACACCGCACAACCAAAGTCAAAGGAGAAAAATTAGATGAATGATCAGCCAACACCCGGAGATGGCTACTGGTATATGGCCGGTCCATACTCCGACAACATAGAGGAGCGTTACCAGCAACACTTGAATGCTGTCTCTGTTTTGACGCGAGCCAAGCTCACCATATACTCTCCAATAGTCCATTATCATATGGTAGCCCAA